TTGCTGCCGGTGTAGCCGCACTCGGTGCTGCGGTATTTCCACTGGCAGATGTTGGCAATAATTTGGCGCTTGGGAATCATCACGCCAGCGAGGTCGAATTTGCTGGCTAGCTCAAAACTTACCGAGTCGCGGTTTTCGCTTGCTTTCCGGTCCACGTACCAGATTTCGTCTGGGAACTTGGCGTGGGGATCAGCAGCGGTCTCGCCGTCAAGGTATTTCTTCAGGGTGCGGATCCGCTTAACCGTGGCGCCACCGAGGTCGTTACCGGGTGTGGTGGCGTTGACCAGCAATAACAGCGTGGTCATGGTGCCATCTAGGTTGCTGATGGTCAGCGTGGGGCGCGGCAGGGTGCCTGTGTTGGTGTATTCAAAGCCTTCGGCCTTGACGGGTAGACGGGTATAGGCGTTGCCGTTCCATGTGATGTTGCCGGTGACATTGGCGTTGCAGCCGTTGTGCCAGCGGTAGGTGTCGCTGCTGCCGTGCAGGGTGGTGTCCAGCGTCATTTCGAACAGTTCGATGATGGCGCTTGGTGCCAGTGCGGCCAGCTCCTCGTAGACGCTGCTAATCGCCGTCCAGACAACCGTGCCATCGGTAATGGTGCTGCCAATGTCAGTTGGCCACGCGGGTTGGGTGCTGGAGCTGGTGCCAGCCGTGGTGCATTGAAAAACAAGGCCAGACGCCTGCAAACTGCTGGCGCGGACAATATTGCCAACGCTGTAGGCAGTTGAACTAGCCCAAGCCGAGTACGCCATCAGGGTTCAAATACTTGACGGAAGGTGGCTGTAATCGTATTCACGTTGGCGTAACGCAGGTCACGCGACCAACTCTCTACAACCCATTTGTAGGCCGTTGCTTCATCCAATGGCGTCCAATCAAAGCTGGCGTTGTCAGCAGCGCGTGCATCAAAAAACGCCTCAATGGCATCGGCATCCGTGCTGTCCTTAGCTGTCCAAGTCAGATCCCAAACGCGTGGGTTTTGATTTAACCCATAGGTCAGACGTTGCTCGTAGCCATCACCAAACTGCACTTTTCGTACATTTGGCTGGCTTTTGCGTGACGCACCGAAATCAGGCGTGGTGCCGCCCGTGCTGGTGCCAACAGTGGCGTCGTTGAAAGTGGCCATTACGAGAGCAAGCCTCCAGGACGTTTCTGCTTGATCAGCTCTTGCTGAACGGCGATGCCGATTGCCTTGCCAAGTGCATTGGCCTGTTGACCGTTGCCTTCAACGTTGCTGCCATTGGCATCGACATTCACCACAACATTACCGACCCCGCCACCCTTCATGGTGACCGGGATAGTACGACCGTCGGGCAGAGGCACATAGGCTTCAGGGCGGCTTCCTTCGCCAAACATTGCAAGCTGCGGGCTGGAGGCGATACCACCGCCTGCATAACGGCGAAGCTTGAGCGGACCGCTGCCGGTCATAACGCCGCCCATGGCAAATCCGAAACCGCCAGTGAATGCCAAAGGATTGAATCCAACGCCGCTGGCATTGAACTGAGAAACATTGGCAAGGGGTGAGCCAAGAGAAGATGCAGCGGCTGGACCAAAGCCAATTGCGCTCATGATGCTTTTCAACACAAATTGCTGAATAATCATGCGGGTGGTGTATTCCAGAATTTGAACGGCAAATTCACGGAAGTTATACGTGCCATTGACAAGCAGTGAAGTGATTGAATCCTCAACGCCTTTGATGCCACGCAGGCTAAGCTCAGCCATTGCGTTCCTAACGGTGCCAACGTTGTCGGCGTAACCACGCAATCCATCGCCCAAACCAGCAATGGCATTGTTGTTGTATTCAAAAGCGCGAGTCATTGCATAGGTTTGATCTGTAATACCAATAAATGTGTCGGACAAGCCTTGCCAGTAATCACTCATTTTTTGTGCAGCATCACCGGCTGCCAAGTTCATTTGACTCTCATTAAGATCATCAATTGCTTGGACAAGAGGCGTGACATTTAAATCACCACCAGCTTCTTTATACGCCTTGGCAAGATCAAAAACTTGCTTAAGCAGTTGTTCCGTTTCTTTATTGGCTGAACGAACGGCTTTAGTGTAATTATTTTCAAAAGCTTCAAAAGCACTACCACCGAGTAGCCGAGTTTCCAGTGAAACGTCCTCAGTCGTTTCTCGTATTTTTTTGAGAAATTGTTCGCTTTTGCGATAAATATTATTTCTTTGTTCAGCTAGGCGAGCTTGTAATTTTGCTGCTTTTTCCGCAGCCTTGTCTGTTTGGGCTTTTGGTTGAATTCCAGGCAATCCCTTTGGTGGTTCACCTGTTCCGGTTGCCGCTGCTTTTTCAGCAGCACGTAAAGCAGATACTTGTGCAAAAGTTTCCGTGCGACGTTTGACTAAAACGTCATATTGACCTTTTTCAATTGGTCCAAGACCAGTGCCGCCTTTTCCTCCAAGTTTTTCAAATGCTTGAATTCTTTGATCTGTTACATTGAGAATTTTTTGCAAGTCATTAATTTGCCCTTGCCTGCCCCTGCCGAGACCAAAAAATTCATTTAACTTTCGAACCGCCGCATCAATTGCGCCAACAATAGCCGCAAACGTATTTTGAAAAGCTGCGCCAATTGGCTTAAGCAAACTGCCAATGCTTTCATTCAAGCGAGAAAGAGAAGTACGAAGACGGTCGCCAGCAGCGTCTGGACCATCGGCAATAATTTTTGCATTTTCCCCGTATTCTGCAAAAAGTTTTTCCGCAAATTTTTGAAAATCTTGCAAACTTACTTGACCATTTTCAAGAGCTTTGTCTAACTCTTGAGGCGTTTTGCCCATTGACTGAGCAAACAAACTAAAGGCACCAGGTAAACGTTCGCCAATTTGCTGACGAAGTTCTTCGGCTGAAACCTTGCCTTTACTGAAAACTTGGGACGTTGCAGTTAGCGCAGAATCAAGTTGCTCAAGTGAACCACCGGTGCCGCGAATACCGGATGCAATGCCCTTGAAAGCAGTCTCTGCATCTCTAACATTTCCGCCAGCACCTTTTACAGAAGCAGTTAATTTCGTGAATTGACGAGTAAGAATTTCTTGCGGAATTGCAAAATCACGACTTGTTTTATCGATAAATTGCAGGGCGCGACGATATTCGTTTGTGTCCTTGGTGACAAGTTGCAGAGCTTGGCGTTGCTTGGCGATTTCAGCGGCATATGTTGCAGCTCCGCCCAACGCTTGCCTAGCCATCCCAACTTGTGCGCCAATGGCACCACCAGTAGCGGCGCCTAAAGGACCGCCAAATGTAGCGCCAATGCCAGCGCCCAATAGACCTTCAATGCCACCAAAAACGCCAGCAGCGGAAATCGTTCCAGCGGTTCCAGCAATTTGCCCAAGACCCAATCGCCTTCTTGCGGCAGGAGGCAATGCAGGACCAATCGGTTGAGCGTATTGAGTACCTACAGCACGAAACTGCCCTGTACCACCAGCAATCAATGCTCCAGTACGCGGATCACGAGTACCTAATACCTCCCCTGCATAAGCAGCACGCTGCTCCATAATTGCTCGACGACGAGCATCCCGTGCTGCCTGAGCATCTGCTTCACGTTGTTGTTGAGCAATGCGATTTGAATAATTGGGCGGCACAGCCGGACCAATCGGTGCGCCATATTGAGTTACGCCAGCAACGCCGCGATAGGCACCAGTAAGAGGATCACGAATTAAACCGTTGGTCGTGCGGATTGCAACATTTGCTTGGTTGGCTGCATTCGCAATGCTTCTGAAATTATTGGCAACAGCTTTTTGATTGTTTTGAAATCCGCTCAGTCTTGCATCAAGGGCATCAGCTTCTTGACGCGCAATACGAAACTCATCAGATGATGTATCTACGCTGTTCGCAATTTCACGCCATGCATTTGCATAACCTTTGAGATTATTGATGCTGTTTGCAGAAGTCTGCTGAATCTTTCTCAGTTCATCAGATACTTCTTTGAAATTGACATTTGCAGCCGCAGCTTGTTGCCCCAGATTCTTGAAGCTGCCAGACAGCCTCGTGAGCTGCTCACCGCCCTGTTGCTTGATCCTCAGCAGCAGCTCAGTGACTTGGCTCATCGTTTTGCGTTCAGAACGGCCAGGGCAGCCATTTCCATCACCTGCACGCCTTCGAAGATGGCAACAGGATCCTTGACTGAATACAGCTTACAGAGCCATTCCAAACTCGGGTAGATCAGTCCTGTCAATCCGGCCATGCTCGTGTGCCATTGCGTCGACATGCGGATGAACATAACCACGATGTCCCAGTTCTCCTCCCAGACCTCACAGTCCTGTTGTACAGCTTGCAGACGTGCAGCGGCGATCTGCTCCTCACTTGCGCCAAGAGCCTTCAGGTCGGCTTCGCGCTCGTCAACTACGCCACCTTTCGCCCAGTACTCAGCAGCGACTTTTAGTTTTTTGCCGGCGCCCCTTTCACGCTGTCGGCATAAGCTTGGATGATCGCCTTCATGACATAGGGATCATCACAAAGCTCTTTTTTGTTCTTTGACGTAAAGGGAACAGGCTTGCCCTCTTCATCATTGACGCCCTCCCAGCCTTCAAGGATCCCATCAACAAGAGCGTCATCACCCTTGTCAATGAGATCGTTAAAAGCCGAGCGACTCATCTTTTTGAAGACTGCCTCAAACGTTTGAGTCTCAAAGCGATTTCCGTCAACCGGAGTTTCAACTTTGACTTCCCACTTGTAGGAAGCAGTCTTCTTGAGAACGAAGGCCATGAACAGAGATCAGGTGAACACCAGCGAAGCTTCGTTGTTGCCAGCCGTGGTGGGCAGAGCCAAGTACGGCATGGACAGCGCGATTACGCCGTTAGTATCAGCGTAGCTGCAACCGGTGATGTCTGTCTGCGCTGCGTTCAGCGTGACGATGTTGCCAGCGGTGGCACCCAATACAAGGCTGGTGGAACCAGTGGCAGAAGCAACAGCCTTGGCGAAGAAGTCCGTGGTGCCAACAGCGGGAGCCTCGATCACCGCCGTACCACCAGGGGCGCGGTTGGTGATGAGAACCTCTTTGTTGGAAGCGGTCTCCTTGTACAGCAGCTCGTTGTTGAGCGCCATGTCGAACGACTCAATGCGCGAACTGGTCACACCGTGGAAGGTGGCCGTGGTCACGTTGGTGTCGTTGACCTCAATGGCAGCAGCCTGGTTGGCAACAGTGAAGGAGCCAGACAGGGCAGTGTCATCAGGGGCGTTGTAGATGCCGATGAACTGGAAGCTGGCAACAGCAAACTGACCAGCAGTTAGGTTGAAGCTGACAGTGCCGCGTGCGCCGGTGATCTTGTGGCGGGTGCCGTCGTAGAAGCAGTAGATCGTGGCGGAACTGAAGCTGCTGCTTACCGGGGCGTAAGTCACCGAGACGCCAGCGGAAGTGGTCTCGCTCAGGCCACAGGACTTCAGCAGCGGACCGAAGGCAGGAGCAGTACCAGCAGTGCCAGAACCAGACAGCTCAACATCAAAGGTCACGCTGACGCGCTTGTTGGCAACCAGAGTGCCACGGGTGCTGTTACCAAGGAAGCCTTGATAAGAAGCCGCTTGAACGTTGTCCGATTCAATCGGAGTTACTTCAAGGTTGGTAACTTGAACCGCGTCAGAACCGCCGACAGGACTAGGGTCAGTCCCATAGGTTGACTCAATCTTCGCGATCAGAAACTTCTTCCGAGTCAGTGCCATCGGTGGTAGGAGCGGCGGTTTCTGTGATCAGTGTAAGCTTCCCAGACTTAGGGTCAAACAAATAGCTGCCGCCCACTCCGGGATTGGGAACTTCCCTTTCAATCTTAGCCATGATGTTAGGCGCTAGTTAATGAAGTCCTGCTCGTGCGATACCGCACAAGGAAGTCTTGGCTAATGATACCCAAAGGCACATCAGCTTCATAAAGGCTGAAGTCAGTACGGTCAGGTGTCAAGTCAAGTGCATAACCATTTACGGTTTGATCAGCCATCAATTTTTGATGCACCTGCTGTGTGTAGGTGTCTGAAGTGTCGTCAGGGATAGCAGCGCGAACAAGGGTGGTAATCCTGACCCGCATCGTCCAGTCCAACTTGTCGTAAAAGTTGGTGTCAATCGGTTGATCGTTGACCGGCTCCACGATGACAGCAGGCACCTCTCCGCGTGCCAAAGGCTCCACACGGCTGCGGTAGACCGTTGCACCGGTGATGCTGTCCAGATTGCTTTTGATCCGAGCAAGGATCAGTTCGCGGCGTGTGTCAGCCATGATCAGGCAGAACTCTGGTGTTGACTTTGAAGACGCTGCTCATGACCTCAAAGTCAAACTTTGCTCAATAGTAGTTCTGAAAAAACACCGTCATCAACAGGGCGATTCTCGCGCACGGTGTAAGACGCTGAATCAACCGTAATAGAAGTGCCGCGAGCGGCAGTGCTGACATCAGAAGTTTTTGCCGTAAGCAAGTACTCCCGAGACAACGCCATACCGCCCGCGATCACATCCATAGGCGAATCCAGAATGCCAAGAAACGCAGTACCAGCACCAATTTGGCAGGTAACGCCAAACTCGTTCAGGAAAGCATCTGGCAGTTCTGGAAACGCCATCAGGATCAGTTGCCGTACTTCTTGCTGTAAACCAGCGAGACGCCGTACACAAACACAGGGGTGGTGCCAGCCTGAGTACCGACAGCACGCACATAACGGCGCACGTCGTTGGTGTTGATGCTGATCTTCTCGAAAGCAGCAGCAGCGCCGGTCACCTCGGTGAAGGTTTTACCGGTGATGTCTGCCCAAGAGGAGTTGTCAGCAGAATCCTGAAGTTTGACGTTCAGGGTAGGGGTGGTGCCGCTACCAGCTTCGCAGTCGAGAACCACGATGGCTTCGCCTTCAGCATCGTTCGAGCCTTGCAGATCGAAACCGGTGCCGGTGGCAGTAGCGGTACGGGAGTCAGCCGGGAGGAGGCTGGCGATGTAGGTCTTAGACCCCAGATTGTGGATCATTGGTCTTTCTCCGTTTGGGAGCGGGTTTGCTTTGAACAGGATCCGGCTGCTCGTCAGCCGTAACAACAACTTCCTGAGAAAGTGGAGCGGGAATGGCCTTCTGAATACCGATCAACAGCAGAGCTGATTTTTTATCGGTTTCTACGAAATCACCAACTTTCACCTGCTTGAGGTCAACGATGGTGTCACGCAGCATCTGAATGCGCATTACCCGCTCCGTAATCATCAGGACAGCTTGCAGATGGACTCAGGGTGACGGATGGCCACGTCATAGTCCTGCATGGCCACCACACGCACGGTGCCGGAAGCGGAACCGGTGTAAGGATCAACCATGATGTCCAGACCGCTCCAGAAGCCGATCAGGATGTCGCTGAAGTTAGCGAACACCGCAGTGTTGTTCGGCATGGAGTTGGACACATAAGCCGGGTAACCGTTGATGGTGTTGTCGGCTTCGTAGATGAAGTTGGCGTTGGTGCCGGTGGCCGACTTCTCGGTGGTCTTCAGAGTCCCGCGCAGAGCGGAGTTCATCATGTAACCGAGGCTGCCCAGCAGGGCGTTGTCGGTGCTGAGAGCGGCCTCAGCATTCACGTAATCGAGGAACGTGGTGTAACCGGACTCGGTGTTGATACCGGTCACGTTCAGGAAGCCCAGCGGATACGAAGCAGCGCCAATACCGTTGATGGCTTGGTTCTCAACTTCGATGGCAATCTGTTGAGCCAGATCGCGACGCACCAGGTTCTCGATGTCGATGCTGGACTGAAGCAGCAGACGACGCGAGTAATCAGTCAGCGCACCAATCGTGCGGGGCTGCATCGTCACCTGGTCGACGGTCAGTTGACCTTCGGTGATCGAGCCGGACTCAGCGACGTGGTACACAGTGGCACCACCAGACTGACGGGGCAGAGCAACCATGCCTTGCAGGCCGGTCATTACGGTCGCGCCAGCGGTCTGCAGCACAAGAGCCTTGCGGAGCAGATCGATGAAGCTCTCGCTCATCAGCTCGGTGGCAACCAAATCACCACCACCGGAGGCAGAACCCACGGTCAGGTCACGGCGGCCATAGCCCAGCACATCAGCGGGGATCAGGATGCCACGGGCTTCCTTGCCAGACTTCTGCTGAGCAGCACGGCTGACTTCCATTTCGAAAGCAGCAGCACGCTGAGCTTCTTGGCTGTTGGGATGAGCCAGAGCGTTGATGGCGCGGATGAAGGAGAAGTCACGCTTCTCTTTGTCCGACATGCCGATCTCGGCATCCTTGGGGTTCAGGGGCTTCTCTTCAACACCCATCTTTTCCAGAAGGGCAGAGCGAAGCTCATCGAGGCTGCGGGAGTTAGCAATGAACTCCTGAGCCATTTCAATGTTCTTGGTGCGTTGACCAAGAGCAATCATGTCGGCCATTTCCTTAGCCTTGGCCTGAGCGGCCTCAGCGCGGATAGCCTCAACATTGAGGTTTTGATCCACGGTTGTAACTCCGTTGGGTTGACTGTGAACGGCTGAGGCCGTATCGACGTTCTCATTATGGGAGAAAGAACGTCCAATTCCAACCGAATTATCAGCCGGCACGGTGACCAGGCTTATTTCAAACGGTTGGAAACTGGTAGCGCGATAAGTCACAGGTGATGTGGACTCATCGGCTTCCATGGAGTTGATCTTGTAGCCGAAGCTGACATTGCGGATGATTCCATCCTTGATCAACTCTTGCATCTCGCGACCTAGTTCGTTGTTCGCGAGTTTTACGCGTGCATAGGCACGCTTGTTTTTGATGTAAGCCTTCTGCACAACGCCGACGATTTTGTCTGCATCGTGTTGGTACAGCAGAGGCGCACCATCATTGAGACGGGTGAGATCCATGGACTTGGCATCCATGCTCAACACTTCCATGCCGTAGTAACGCTCAACAGGCGCTTCACTGGCAAACGGGAACTCAAGCGTGCGATCTTCGCTTTCAGAGCGAAACTCAGTTGCAAGTGAACGCTTCAGCGTCTCGCCTTCAAAGAAACGCAGCGCAGCAATCTTGCGCAATTCAGAGAACTTATGACCGACCAAAGTCTCGGTCTCTTTGTAACTACCTTCGCTGTCTTTGCGGTACACGCGAATCAATGCAGCGGGATCTTCTTCAGATGCGTTAATGCTAAACGAAGAATCAGGAACACCAAGTACACCTTCACGCATCACGTGTTCAACTTTTCCGCGTGCGGTGCCACCACTTGAATCCCACTCTACAAAATCACCAACCTTGACGGCGTCAGGGGCAGCACGCTCCTCTTCGCGTTCACCTGTGGCTTCTTCAAACATCATCGGGTCAAAGTCGTGATCGCTCAGCCATTCGCGAGCCTCGGCAGGCGTAAAACGGTCAGCATCAAAGCGGATGGCCTGCAACTCAGAGGTGCCTTCGTTGATCCCATAAATAGCATCAATGCCAGCGCCGAATTCATCATTGACGCGGCGGATGCTGTCGTACTGATCAGGATCAGTCAGGCGAGCAGCATGCTCATTTGGATAGGGGCGTCCATCGACGATCTCTTCGTTGATTTCCATGGCACGCTCCTGTGCTTTTTTGATGGCTTTGGATTTCATGTTGCTCCAGGTTTGACCTGAATCACCGCCCCATGCCGCCCATGCTACGCGACCCGGCGAAGGATAGTCTTCACCACCAGGACGGAAGCCTTTGCCCTGCTTGTCAACCTCATGGCGGGCAAACCATGCGGCCATTGTGATGACAGTTTCAGGACTCAGTTCATCACCCGAAAGGATCTGACCGGCACGCGTAGCGGCAACATCAGTGCCACCGGGGCGACCGTCTTTCTTCCATGCGCGATAACGACGCGCTTCGGCCTTCATGCCTTCTGTTGGCATCAGGTCGATTGTTTTGTCACCAACCTTTGCCATCAGTCGATGTCCTCAAGTTCAGGTTCTTCCTCATGTTCCATCGGATGTTCAGTAGGAGCAACAGGAACAGGTTGAGAAACACCGTTGTTAGAAACCTGCGACGGGTCAGTATCAAGGACGATGCCGTACTCATCAGCAACAGCAAGTTCATGCTGGCGTTGACGCATCTGATCCTCAAAATCACCGCCATGCAGGGCAATCACCTGCGACAGCGTCATGATGCCTGAGCGGATCAGTTCCTTGTAAGCAGCAGCTTCTTTTTGCGGATCAACGAACTGAGCAGCGGGTGCAATCCACTTGGCCTCTTCGTAACGCTCAGGGTTGCTGTCGTAGTTCGGCAGATCCAGAACGCCGGCCAACACTGCCATTTCAATCCACTTCTCGTAGACCTCTTCGCACAGCGATTCGATCAAGTATTGCTGGAGTGTTTTGTAATGCGTTCTTGTTTCAAGCAGTTCCAGTCGTGAAGAGCTGTAGTTGCTCTGAGAGAAATCTGAGCTGACTTGCGTGTAAGAACAGCCAATCCCAGCAGCCACAGCTCGCAGCATTTGCTGCACAAAAGGAGTGAATGCATCATCAGGGCGATTGGGCGTGAAGAACTGCATTTCTTCGCCGGGAGCCAATCGACGGATGCTGCCGGGCGAGAAGTCGAGGACAGACTCCTGATCAAACGTGCCATCTTCAAACAGCTCCTGATCTGGTGTCTTGACGAACGCCATCATGCTGCTGCTGGCACGAGCGGCGACAATCTCAGCCTCCTCATATCCAGACAAATTACGCAGGCGCATGATCGCCGTAGCAAACGCGCTAACACCACGCGTCTGGCCGGGGCGTTCAATGAGGTAGAGGTGAATGATGTCTTCAGCAGGAATGCGCACGCGGCGCTTCATTGCCTTTGCAGCGTAAGCAAATTGGTAATCGCCAGGGTGGTAATCAAAGAAGTGATAGGCAACCGGTCTGCCCCACTTGTCAATCTCCACGCCCATTCGTACTTCATTGCCGTTCTTTTCGATGCCGCTGTAATCATCATCAAGAAGATCCGACTCGATAAGTTCAAGGCCGAGCGGTACTTTGCTGCCACCGAAGGGTTGCTTGACAAGACGGATGAAGACTTCACCGGATTCAAGAACAGAGGTGATGCTCAGGCGTTGGATGTCATACCAGCTCAGTTTGCCGCCGGCGTGACAACGCTTGGCTGAAGTCCAGCGGTCAAATTCCTCTTCGATGCGGCGATTAATTTCATCAGCAAGGCGCCCACCACGCTGCATGCGCACCTGAGCTTGCATCCTGATGCCGGTGCCGACCACGTTGTTGCGGACAGCGCGCAGGGCAGACTTGGCAAAGTCGGAATCACGCACCAGTTGACGGGCGCGATTGCGAAGCATCCTGATGCTGCCTCGGATCTCGCTGTCAGCCGATGTGGCTTGACTGATCCAGTCAGACGTGAGGCGGTTGTTCTGAG